TTGCATCCGATCCACCACCTTTCTTTTTATTACCACCAGCTTGAACGCCAAAGGTTGCCAACACACCTGTGAAAACTGACGCTATGAAAGTTGGGTCAATTTTTTGTTCCTGTTTATAGCCAGGAATCTCAACGTAGTTCAAAGTTAAGATTGCACCCGCCCATATCATCACGCCAAGGCGAACAAATGTACTAAGTATTAATAACTGTTCTTCTTTATCTTCCAATCCTTCTTTAAGTTTACCGAGAGGCCCTTTCTTTTTAGGGTCATCCTTTTTAACTTCTTCAGCCATAACTATGTGTTAATCTCAAGTTATTTAGTCAACCAATATCTTGTAACTTCTCTACTACTGTTGATGCCTGCATAGGGGCGACATCATTTAAACCATTTGCATCGAACCAAGGTGCGTTTTCCCAGTCGAATCCTTCACCGAATGTGTTGTCGGCATTTGCAACATACCAATGGCAAGCTGCATCAGGAATATCAACTGCACATACTGCCCAGTCATCTGTCCACTGTGGAACTTGAACCCAGATGACAGGTTCTGCATCATAGGCATACGCAGTTTTACTTACACCAAATAACAATACAAACACTAACAACCAAGAAAATATTCGAGGAATATATTTGATTGATGGAGGATGTTTGTATGTCTCCATAACGTCGTGATAATTCATTAGATTAATCCTGAGTAACCAGCTACTGTGCCGATAATAATAAAAAAACCGAACTCCATGAGTTCGTAGTATGGACTATAAAATATTTTCTTCATGCGAAAGCGATGTTACCTACACCTGATACGATGTAAAGTGCAACTACTGATGTGAATAGAATGTGATACATTACGTTCCTTGATATACTGGGGTCATTATTCCACCACCCTGATCATCATCATCGTCATCTTGAGAACCCATTAAGAGTTCAAAGAAGACAAGAATTCCTATGGGGTAGAAACACCATAGGATTGCCATGAAGGGTGATATTTCGTGTGTTGCAGATAACTCTGGCATCTATACGAAGCCAGGGATAATCTGTCCTGTTGTTAAGTATGCACCTATACAAGCTACGATACCTAACATTGCTAATCTACCATTGAGTTGCTCTGCAACTCTTTTTGATTCCTTATCAGACATTAGAATATGCCTGGGATGATGTTACCTGTTGTTGCGTATGCGCCTACTGCTGCAACAAAACCGAGCATAGCTGCCCATCCGTTAAATCTTTCTGCTTCTGGAGTCATTAGTTTGTACCTTTTTTGAATTGTGAATTGTGAATTGAATTTCATTTGTCAAAATAAACCTGGCGCTATCCATCCGAATAGACCGTAGTTGATTGTGCCGATTACTAGACCAAGCATCGCAAGACGACCATTGACTAGTTCTGCGTACTTCCAATAAGGATGTTTTGTGTCCATTAGAATACGCCTGGAATGATTTGACCTGTGGTTGCATATGCACCGATGAGTGCAACGAAACCAATCATAGCCCAACGACCATTGACTTTCTCAGCATTCTGAGGATAACCATCGTATGAAACTGACTCATCAATATATGGGCGAGTTTCATTTGGGAAAGCATTTTGTCTTCCGCCACTTTCTGTTGTTACAGTCATTTAAGTTTCATTAAGATATGTTACATTATTATATATAAAATGTAAACTTTTGTCAAGTATTTTATTCATATTCACACATACTCTTAAGAAAATCTTAAGAATCATATAATTTTTACTTATTCTACTATCTCAATAGTGTTACAGTTCTGTGTCTGATGATACCGAACGTGAAGGCCTTCAATAAAAATAAAGGTCAATATGAGAACTAATATTACTTTGTTAATCATAATGTATGAACTACAGGTTTCTCATTAATTAATATATCATATAATTCAATATCTTCTGCAGCTGATACAGGATTAAACTCATTCTCTGCTCGAAACAAATCATCACGAACTGCCTGATTGATTACGATAGAACCATTCTCTCCAGATACAGAGCGATGATATGTGTTTGTAGGTATAACTAATGCACCACTCTGTCGATTTAGATGCACGATATGATAAGGATATTTCCAGTCTCTGTTCACTAACTCAAAAGTTCTCTCTCCAGACACAACACGGTTATGATCTGTTTGATGATAGTGTATATAAAATTGTTTCGCACCGACTTTATCGTCAGGTGGTGATATGGCAGGCCCTGCATGCACTACAAGGTCAGATGCATTTGAATCCTCTACGGATATGTCGTAAAAAATAACATCGGGCGTCTCTCTGAACACCCGATGTTTAACAAAATTAACGTCACTCATAACATAATTTTAGTTTGATTTAGAAAGTAAACTTTACTCCTACTTTTCCAGCCCAATCAACGTCATCTTCAGCAGTTACGCCAGAGATTTCACCGTAGAACTTATCATAAGAACCACCAAGGTATCCAATGAATTCTACATCACCGAACTCGTCAGCAGTTTCTGTGTGAGTAGCTGTAGGGCCACCAGCAACATACCAACCAATACCTGATTCAGTTGTTCCTTCGTATCCTACTACTGCTTCTAATCCACCAGATGAATATGCACCGTCAGGATATGAACCAGTTGCCTCTAAATTAACGTAAGGGCCTGCAAATGCAGCACCAGAGGCGAGTAGAGGAGCGGCAGCAAGTGCTGCAATTGAAGTTTTAAACATTTTTTTTAAAGTGTCTCGCAGATAATAAAAAACCTGCGGATGGAAAATCTTTCGACAAGACTTTTACATTCTACGCAGGGTACGATCTTTCGGGCCTTTGTTCTATGTAATGGTATTTATAGTAACAGAATATCATTGTCTTGGCAAGCGTTTACTTATCCTGACATTCTGGTGGAATACGACCTAGATATGGATCATAGTTGAACAAAGCACTTTGATCTTCCATCTGTGATAGTTGTTCTTTCCAATGATTCAATATTCCTTGATGACTTCCCTTGTGAAAGACTTCAATATGTTCTGGATGTATTGATGAACCCATCTCAATCTTATAATGAAAGAGAGGTATTGCATATGTACGACCACAGTTGTATATCAAGTCATCAGCAACTGGTCTTGGTTTGACACCTTGGTCTAAACGAAACTTATCACCAACACAATGATGATCAATCAGTTTCTTAGCATGATGACGAGTAACCATAAAACATGCAGTTGAGAAATCATTGACCCAACGGGCATGCATACTTGCATAGACCACGCCTGGATTGATGATTGCAAGTTGAACTACATCCCAATCATAGGGCAGTTTCTCTACAAACTCATCCCATGTAAACTTCCAGAAACGTGCAGTATCAAAACTGACATCATCTTCAGCAAAGATTGCATAAGGTGTATCTGTGGTTTCATACCACTGTTTGATTGCTTTGAGATGTGATGTGACACAACCAACCTCACCAGATGATATACCTATGTCATGACTTCCTTCAAGTATATGATTCAAGTCACCATGACGACCATCAAAGGCAGAGATACGAGTTGGATTCAGTTCCCAATACTTACACATGGACTGCATCGCAGCATCTCTTTCTGGTTGTCCATCAAGATTGATATAGTATAGAGGCCCGAAGTTCTTTAACTTATGTGCAGCCTTATTCTTATCACCAGAGTACAAAGGTATCTCTACCTTTGGTTTCTGTGCGATGAGTTTTTCAATCGATGGTAGATAATGTTCTTTCAACATCTTCTTCCATGCAAATTGTTTTCCATACTCACGAATCTCATCACGATGTTTGATAGAGTATTCTCTGTTTCTTATGATTTGTCCTTCAACATAATCAATATCTTTAATCTTCTTCTCAGGTATGAGGGTGATGAACTTCTTATCTAAATCTAAGTTTGCTCTTGCATACTCACTGATGACCACACCAAGACCAGCAGCAAACGCCTCCATGATAACAAGAGAGTGTGCTTCACCATCAGACAATAGAACTAGATTACCATAGTCTGTGAGTTCTTTATAGAGTTGATCCTTAGTCCACTCACCAAGATAGTTGTTCTTTGTATCGTATCTTTCATCAACAATATTACCAGCAAACCAGAGACTATCAATGTTCTGAAATAGATGTTGTCTCTTACGATAGTCAACCTTCGCAAGATACATACTGCGATGTGGATGTGCTGGTTCTTCCTTAAA